TGGCGTCGTGAGCCGGCCAGCGGTGCCAATGGACGGCACCCAGGAATATCTGTGGTGGTCGCAAGGCGCCACCGACGAGGCGGATGCCCGTAACGAGGGCCTGTCACACGAGATCCAAGACGTGCGGACGGTCCTGGAAGACCTGGCGCGGCTGCATAAGTACAACCCGGCCGACCTGATCAGCGCCGTGGCCCGGATCTACTGCCCGGACCGGCTGCGCCGGCGGTACCGATGAGCACCATCCGGTTCTCCGACGCGGTCACCGCGCTCCTGGCCGCCCTCGCCGCGTCCGCCCCGCTCGCCGGGGTCACGATCGCCGACGGCCCCTCGCCCACGGCGGCGGCCGACCCGGACTTCATCATCGTCGGCCACGACGGCACCCTGGACGCCGACGGGGCCCTGTCCGGCATCACCCAGGCAGGCACCCTGACGCAGGCGTGGCTGGAGTTCCGCGCCGTCAAGGACGAGACCGGCCACATTCACTGCGTCGCCGTGTCCCAGACCGGCGACACCGCCGACCTGCCCGGCCGCCGTGCCCGCGCGCAGGCCCTGGTGGCCGCGTGTGAGGACGCGGCGCTGGCCGCCGGGGTGGTGTCCGGCCTGCAGTTCGAGGGCACCGAGGACGCCGCCGTCGCCTACCAGAACGTCGGCCGGGGCGTCGCGGTGCTCATCCCGTTCACGATCGGCTACACCACCCAATGGTGAGGACCTGAATGACTGAGCCCGCGCGGCCGTTGCTTCTCCACTCGAACGCGTTCCATGAGGCGCTGGTCACTGCTGGCGTGATCCGTGCCGGTGAGCACTACCGGCGGATCGTCATCGACGCCCAGCAAGGCGAAGCGGTGGTGATCTACGCGGAGCGCGTCGCCGATGACCGGCTCCTCGGTGTGGCACTCACCCTGGATGGCATAGAGATCCGCGAGCAGGTGAGGACCTGAATGCACCCCTCCGCGTACGAGTTCTCCACCACGGCCCTGACGGAGGCCGACGTCAAGGGCAGGCGGGTTGTGGAGGCCGGGGCGCTGAACGTCAACGGGTCAGCCCGCGAGGCGATCGGGGCGCTCGGCCCGGAGTCCTACCTGGGCACCGACATGCGCGAAGGTGCGGGCGTGGACCTGGTCTGCATGGCGGAAAACCTCCCCGCCGCGCTCGGCCCCGGCACCGCCGGTGTGGTGGTCTCCACGGAGATGCTCGAGCACGCGGAGAACTGGCAGGGCGCCGTGACCGGCATGACGGAACTCCTGGCCCCCGGCGGCCTGCTGCTGCTCACCACCCGCGGGCCCGGGTTCCCGCTGCACGGCTACCCCGAGGACCACTGGCGGTTCACCCCGGAGACGATGACCGCCATCCTGGGCGCCTGCCGCCTGGAGATCCTGCGCTGCGAGCCCGACCCGGACCCGGCGTCGCCGGGCGTGTTCGCGCTGGCCCGCAAGCCGGAGGGCTGGCGGCGTCCGCGCGGCTGGCAGGCGGCACTGGCGGCGATCAAGCTCGTCCCGGCGGGCAGCTGAGTGATGGACAATGAATTGACCCCGGCGGGCGCTGTGAACGCCCCCGGGGCATGGCCGACTGTGAAGGAGCCGGCATGGCCAAGACTAAGCCAGCCTGGACGAACGATCCGTACCAGCTCTCCTGGCGTGTGGCCGCATTCAAGGGCAGCCCGCGGGCACCGATGCCGCTGCGGGAACGATTCGAATCAAAGCTCAGGCCCGGTCCTGGCGACTGCTGGGCCTGGGGCGGTGCTCACTTCAAGCAGACCGGCTACTGCTGCTTCAGCATCAAGCGTGCAGACGGAAAGTGGCGGCCGACCGTCGCCCACCGCGTCGCCTATGAGCTGTACATCGCCGAGATCCCGCCAGGTCTCGTCATCGATCACCTCTGCCGCAACCGCAGCTGCGTCAATCCCTGGCATATGGAGCCCGTCACATTCGCGGAGAATGTGCGCCGTGGCTGGCTCGCAAACCAGGGCGGGCTGCCCAACTGGGCTTCCATGCCCGACTGGGATGGTCGCTGCAAGCACGGGCATTTCATCACGCCAGAGACCACCGTCATCCGCAAGAACGGCAAGCAGGAATGCCGGACATGCGTGCACACCCGGGACAACGCCAGGAACGCCAACGGCGGACGCCGCGAGCACTACGCCGCTATGCACCGGAAGCGGAAGGCGGCTGCGGCCTCCCGCTGAGGGGAGGTGGTGCCCGTGCGCTGGCTGATTGGTCATCCAGGGCCGAATTTACTTCAGCGTGCATGACGTTTTCGCAGGCTGGACCGAGGCGCTCCGGGAACTGGGCGAGGAAGTGGTCACGTTCGGCCTCGACACCCGCCTCACGTTCTACGATTCGGCGCTGGTCGAAACCGGCATCTACGACGACACCGGCCACCCGGGCGTGCGCAAGGCCATGACCCGCGAGCAGGCGATCCGGCTCGCCGCCGACGGCATCCTGTCCACCTGCTACTCCTGGTGGCCGGACGTCGTCCTGCTGGTGTCCGCGTTCTTCACCCCGCCGTACCTGCTGGACATGATGCGCGGCCGCGGCCACAAGATCGTGCTCCTGCACACCGAGCAGCCGTATCAGGCGGATGAGCAGCTCGTCCGGGCCGCACATGCCGACATCAACCTGCTCAACGACCCGTCCGGCATCGAGGCGTACCGCGACCTCGGGATGCCGGCGCAGTATGTGCCGCACGCCTACCGGGAGAAGATCCACTACCCGGCCGCGCCGGGAACGGAGCCGGTCTATGACCTGGCGTTCGTGGGCACGGGGTTCCCGTCGCGGGTGAAGTTCTTCGAGCAGATGAAGATGGACGGCCTGAATGTCCGGCTCGCCGGGCCGTGGCTGAACCTCCCGGAGGACTCGCCGCTGCGGGACTGGACCGCCACCGACCTCGAAGACTGCGTCGACAACGAGGACACCGCGGAGATCTACCGGCAGTCCGCCTGCGGCATCAACTTCTACCGGCGCGAATCCGAGGCGGCACACGAGGGTGAGGGTGTCGCCTGCGGGCCGCGGGAGATCGAGCTCGCCGCGTGCGGCACCTATTTCCTGCGGGATCCGCGGCCGGAATCGGATGAGCTGTTCCCGATGCTGCCCAGCTTCACCAGCCCGGAAGAGGCGTCGGAGCTGCTCCGCTGGGCGCTCGCTCACCCGCGGGAACGGGCGGCGGCCGCGGCGGCGGCCCGCGCCGCGGTGGAGGACCGGACGTTCACGGCCAACGCGAAGTCACTGCTCCGGTTGCTCGACCGGCAGCCAGCCAGGATGTAAGGAGAAACCAGGGATGCCCAGTATTCGCAGGCACGGCCGGAACGCGCAGGTCTACATGGGGATCACCACCGGCGTCGCCGCGGTGCCGATCCCGTTCCAGGCGGCGTGGTCGATCAACCTGGTCACCGACCGGCAGGACGTCACCGCCTTCGGGGATGGGAACAAGGTGTACGTCGGCGGGCTGCCGGACGCGAGCGGCGACTTCGGCGGGTTCCTCGACGCGGGCACGTCCCAGACCTACCTCGCGGCGACCGACGGCCTTCCGCGGAACTTCTACCTCTACTGGGATGTCACTAACGATCCCAGTTCGTACTGGTTCGGCACAGTTTTGGCTGATATGTCCGCTGATGGGGCAATTGCCGGGCCTGTGAACTTCAAGGCGACTTGGAGCGCGGCGAGCCGCGTGCAGAGGTACACCCAGTGGGGCGGCCTGAACACCTAGCCCAGGCCGTCGCGGGCCTCGCGCTGCACCTGCAGGCGTTCCTCTTCGCGGAGGACGAGCATGTCGTGGGTGGGCGACACCAGGGCGATGATGATGACGCCGATCCAGCTGAGGAACAGGCCGAGCAGGAGGCCGAGGGTAGGGCGCCCCTTGATGCGGCTGCCGATGCGGGCGGCAACGATGACGGCGAGTATCCAGCTGATGATGATCAGGGCGGTCATGACTGCTCTCCCTTGAGTGCCTGCCGTAGGAGGACGCTGACCGCCGCGGCGAGCGAGACCCCGTGGCTGCCGGCGTAGGCGCGTACTCCGCGCATGACGTCTTCTTCGATCCTGATGTGGATGTCTTCCTTCACGCTCGTGACGGTACCAGATCGGTACCAGAATGGAGCTGACCTCATGCCCGGCATACCGCAGGCGATCCTCGCTGACCGGCTCCGCAAAGCGGCGCAGCCCATCGCGGACTACGCCCGGGCCAGCTCAGCCCGCTGGTCCCGCCGCGTGCCAGCCTCGGTGCGGCTGCAGGGCGGTGCGTCCCGCATCACCATCGCCGCGGGCGGGCAGGCCGCGCCGCAGGCGTACACGATGGAAGGCCGGCACGGCGGCCGCCCGATCGCTCACCCCGTCTACGGCCACGGCCCCCGCGAGAACTGGACGTGGGCGAAGCAGATCCCGGTGCGCCCGTTCCTGGAAGAGGCCGTGGACGCGAAGCAGGACGAGATGGTCCGCATCTTCGCCGGGATCGTGGACGACTGGGCCCGCGACCTCGGCTACCACTAACCGGAAGGCTCACCTTGATCATCGACTACGAGGGCCAGCAGTACCCGTTCGACATGGACGACACGGACATCAAGCAGTCCCTGAAGATCGAGAAGCACATCG